CTTCAGGTCGAGGATCTTGCGGTTGCCGTTCGTCGTTGCCATTGCCCCTGCCTCAGCTCACGCTCACGTTGCGGCGCAGGCTGTCTGCGCCGAGGCGCATCAGCGCCGGGATCTGTTCGAAGGCCGGGTTGCCGCCGACCTGCGTCTGGTTCGTCATCGTCGACACCGTCGTCACCGTCGTCACCGTGCCGACCGTGGTGATCGTCGCCAAGGTCAGCGACGCCGAGATCGCATCCACCACCACACGCAGACGGCCAGCCACATCAGGCATCGACTGGCCAACCGAACGGGCCAACGACTGCACCGCCATGCGCATCGCCTCGAGCGCCTCGATCAGCTCGCCAGCCGTGATCGTCGCCGGCAACGGGTTGTTCGCCGACACGTCGACAGCAGTGCCGTCGTCGCCGATGCCCAACTTCACCCGCTGATGCAGCGCACCGTCGATCTCGTCGGCAGCGACGATCGCGCCCGACCCTGGGGTGTACCCGACGTTGTCGGCCATTAGTTCGTCACCTTCTTGGCACCGACGATGCGGCCCGACGGGTCACGCGTGAACGTGATGGACTCGTCGCCGGAATCCGGCGGCTGCACGTAGACGATCGGCGGCGGCTGCGTCGGGACGTTCACCGTCAGATCGGCCGGAGGGACGTTTACCGTGACCGGCGTCGGCTCGACGTTGACTGTCACCTGCGCCGGCGGGATGTTGACGATCGGGGCCGGGATGATGATCGGCTCCTGACGCATCTCCACCTGCAGCGAATCCGGCAGGTGGATGTGCGTGTCGGACGTGCGGGTCGACTGCTCGGCCATCGCTGCTCGCATCTCGGCCATCATCAGCGCAGCGTTCTCCTGCATCGGGGCCACCTCGGAGTCGTCGGGGACGTCGGGCGTGTCCTCCATCGGCGGCAGGTCTTCCCAGTCGCGCGCCTCGTTCGGCTCGAGGAACCCGGCGCCGATGCCGACGGCGTAGGCGGCATAGCGGGTCTGCAGGTCGCCACGGAGCAGGGCGCCGAGGTTGAACTTCACGTACCGAGGCTGCGCCAGCAGGTCAGACAGCGCCTTCTCCAGGCGCACGATCCACGGCAGCAGCGTCACCCGCACGAAGCGGGTGTTGCGCTGCTCGAGGTTGGCGTAGGTCAGCGACGAACCCTCGATGCCGATGCCGAGCTCGGTCGGGTCGATCATGAACATCTGCCCGGCGATCTCGGCCGACGTGAACTTGCGCGTGGCGAGGAACTGCGCCTGCTCGTTCGTGACGCCGGTCGGCTTCCACACGGCGCCCTCTTGCAGTACGCCGGGCAGGCCGCGGCCGCCCTCGCGGCGACGACGGCGCCACTGGTCGGCGATGGCCTTGAGCGTCTCGGACTGCGCACTGCCAGGCATCTCGATGACGCCGGGCATGTTGCCCTCGCCCTCGAAGTAGCCGGTGCCGAACTTGACGGCGGCTAGGCCGAGCCCGATCGACTGGCGGGCGTACTCCACCGGCGACAGGCCGACGTCGGAACCCGGCAGCATCAGCCCCTTGAGGTGGAGCATCTCGGCGTCGACACGCTGGCCGTTCACCATGTAGGCCAGGCGGCCACGATCACGGGTTACCCGCACCTTTGACGGGTCGAGCGGGATCAGTTCGACAATGGCGCCGACCTCGTTGCGCAGGACGACGACGTAGGCGTTGCCGTGCAGCAGCAGCGACGACAACACCTGTGACACCCATGCGGTGAAGTCGAGGTTCGTCGTCGGCTGCTGCAACCACTTCGGCTTGGCGACTTCGATCTTGGCGTCGTCGCCGGTGCGGCGATACACGTCGAGCGGCAGCGTGGCGATCGAATCGGAGATGAGGCGCACCGACCCGTAGACGGTGAGCAACTGCATCGACGTCTGCTCGGTGACCGACACGCCGCCGACGACCTGGGTCATCTCGCCGGGCCAGAGTCCCCAGGTGGTCGCCTGGGCGCGCTGCTCGGGGCGACGGAAGATCGACGACAACATCAGCGCTCACCCGCCAGACCGAAGTAGGTGAGCAGGATTCCAGCGCCGACGAGGGCGCCAGGCAGGCCAGCGCCGATGAAGGCACCGACGACAACCATGACCAGACCGACGAGTTGCATGGCAGTGAACATGCGCGACCTCCTCGGGCTAGTAGTCGTCGAGCGACACGAACGCCGACGCCGAGTGCGTCAGCTTTGGGGGCTTGTCGCCGAGTAGTGAGCGGGCCACCGTGGCCGCCACGAGCGGCGCCAGTGGCACGGTGGCAGTTCTGCGGTCCCACACGAAGGCGTCACCGATGCGGCGCTCAGAGGCGACCACAGCGGCGTTGTCGAGCTGATCCGGTGCGACGACCGGGCGGGTGAGGGTGCCGTCGACGACGGAGCGCAGGAATGAACCGCACGCCGCCTTGTAGTCGGCCGAGGTGATCGGCCGGAGCAGGTCGGGGTCGAGCCCAGCCTCCTCGAACTGCTCGCGTGCTACGCCGAGCACGGCGACCGCTGGGCCGTTGCCGCCGTCGAGGCCGATGCTGATCGGCTTCCACCGGTCGGCGAGCTCGACGAGACGGCGAGGCAGCCAGCCGTCGCCGGACTGGTGAGCGACGACCTCGACGTAGGCCGACGACAGGGTGCCGGCGGCGATGGCGATGGATGCCCAGCCGTCGTGGACGTCGTAGGCGAACACGCAGGCGCTGGGGGCGACGTCGTGAGGGATGGTGGTCGCCGTTGCCTGCCAGGCGTCGGCGGGGATGGCGGGCGGTGGGCCGTCGGTTGAAGGCATGGCGTCCCACACGCCGAGGCGTTCACGTGCGAACAGCTCGGGGCCGAGCTTGCGAAGCTCGCCGTCGACGTAGCGGCGGGAACCTTCACCACCGCCACCGATGCGGTAGCCGTAGGCCGGGTTCGCCATCGCCCAGGCGGCCTCGTCGGTCGGGTCTGGGCTGATGGAGATGAGGCGCCCGGTCGCGTCAATGGTGACCACTTCGGCGGTGTGCTCAACCCAGCCAAATGGGCCGGGCCTCCCTTGGATCGCGTCGAGGCGCATCCGCCACCACACGACCGACGACGACATGCCAGCCGAACCAGCGAAGTAGGTCTGAGGGTTGGCGGCGACCGTCTGCGTCGGGGCAATGGCAGCGAGGTGTTCTTCTTGGGCGTGCTGCGCCTCGTCGACGACGAGCAGGTCGATCTCGTCCCAGCCACGCAGGCCGGAGCCGGTGCGAGTGCGGTAGATGATGAAGGCGCCCGACTTGAACTCGACGGCCTGCTCGCCGTTCGCATAGCGGAACCGCTTGACCAGGCGGCGCAGATCGGCGTTGCCTTGGATCAGCGCTTCCATTCGCTGGAACGCCTGGATAGCGGTCGGCGTCTCGTGGGCAGTGTGGGCGATGCGCTCGTTGAGCTGCGTAGCGCCGTACAGCTCGCGCCACTGGATCGAGTCGCCCTTGCCGTTCTGGCGTGGCACGGCGTTGCCGAAGGTGGCAGCGGCCCAGTGGCCCGACTGCGTCGTCGCCATGCTTGTCTCAAGTGCGATCTCCTGCGCTCGGTCAAGGTTGCCGCCGTAGGCGTTAGCGAGGTCAATCGCCTCGCGCGCGACGTCGAGGCTGTGAACGTCGGTTGGCATCCTCCAGAGCTGCGGTTCTTGCAACCCGAGCGGCACGTCGTGCGGCGATTGAGGCAACGGGTGACTCCTCGTCGTTGTCGCCTTCCACAACCGTGGCGGCGCTTGAGCCGACGCCGAGAATGGTTAGGCCGTCCTGGATGGCGCGGTCCAAGGCGCGCAGGCCGGCGCGTTCCCGCCAATCGTTGTCGCGTAGCACCTGAACCCTGAGCGCTTGACGTTCGTCGGTCTGCTCGCAAACGAGCAGTAGCAGCTCCACCTCGGTCTCAACCACCCAGGATCGGCCACGTTCCCATGCCCGATCCCACAACGCCCGACCATGCTGGCCGAGGTAGCGGGGGGGATCGGGGGCAACGTGCGTCGGTTGCGTGGGTGGCTTTGGCGGTGTCTCAGACCTTTGACCGGGCAGCGTTGCCATCGCTGGCCTCCAAGAAATCATGCTCGTTGTTCGTCGCTTCAGCGATCGGCTTGATGCCGGTGAGCTGCTGGAACCGAGCGCAGATCACGTCCACGAAGTGCGGGTCGAGCTCCATGAGCCGAGCCACCCGTCGCGCACTATGCGCAGCGACGAGCGTTGTCCCGCTGCCGCCGAACACGTCGAGCACTACTTCGCCGATGCGTGAGCTGTTCTTGATGTGTCGCTCCACCAACGCAACGGGCTTCATCGTCGGGTGTAGTTCTGAACGCAGGGGCTTGTCGAACTCCTGCACCGATGACTCCAGCTGCGTCACCGTGACGTCGATTCCAGCGACTACCAGGACGCGATCGCCGACCGTGATGTGCCACGTGCCGTCACAGGCGTCGACGAACGGAAGGTCCGTCGCCTCAGCCACCGAGGTCTGCTTGCGGCCGCCATGCCATTGATGGGCGGCACCCGGCCGCCAGCCGTACAGGATCGGCTCGTGCCGCCACTGGTAATCGGAACGGGACAGCGTCATTGCGTTCTTGCGCCAGACCAGAGTGCCGGAAAGCTTGAAGCCGACGTCGACGAAGGCTGCGGTGAACGCGAGTCTTTCCGATTCGGAGTGTGCCACGTAGATGGCCCCGCCAGGACGCAGCGCCACGAACGCCGAGGCCAGAGCGCCGTCGAGTAGCGACCGGAACTCGCCAGCCGCCATGTCGTCGTTCATGATCTTGCCGGCCCGGCCCTCAACCGCCACGTTGTAGGGCGGGTCAGTCCAGACCATGTCGGCCATGTCGCCGGCCATCAACTTGTCGAGGTCGCCCTGCGAGGTCGAGTCGCCGCAGCAGACGCGATGTGGGCCGAGCAGCCACACGTCGCCCGAAACCGTCTTGGACGGAACACGCTCGGGCAGGGCGTCCGGATCGCCGGTGATCGTCGGAAGCTGCTCAACTGCAAGCCGCTCAAGCAGGTCGGCGACTCCATCCGCACCCCAGCCGGACGCTGTAAGTAGGTCCGGGTTGGCGGACTGTACCTCGGAGATCAGGTCGGCGAGGAGTTGGTCGTCGTATGTCCCGAGCTCGGCGGTGCGGTTGTCGGCAAGAGCGAACGCCTTTGCCGTGGTGTCGTCGTCGTCGACCCACACCACGGCGATCTCGGGCCAGCCGAGCTGGCGAGCGGCCTGGAGTGTGTGGTTGCCGGCGATGACCGTGCCGTCACGGCGAGCGACGATCGGTTTGCGCTGCCCGAAGGCGGCGAGGCTTTTTGCGACAGCGTCGACGTCGCCCCGGCGTGGGTTGCCGGGGAGCAGGTCGAGCTTGTCAATGGGCGCAGCCAGTGCTGCAAGGTCATCCACGATCACGAAGGCCCCCTGGCCGTTGGATTGTCACGCTGCGTGCATGGCGGCATGGCGTCACTAGCGCTTCGCTGTCACTCCTGCGTTGCAAAGACGCAGGTAAACGAGTTGCGACGTGGCTAGAGAGACGCTGGCAGGCGGCCGAGGTGTCCCGCTGGTCACCGTGAGTGAAAACTCACCAGGCGCGTGTCGTGCCCTGCACTCGCATCTGGTTGCCCCGAGTCGCTCCCTTGCTGGTGTTGCAGGCGGCACACTCGGGCAGGAGCTGTGAGTGAGGGTGGCCGTCGATGACGTGGCCAGCGTGCCAGTCCCTGTTGTGCTCGGCCTTCGTGCGATCGCAGACCCAGCAGCGAGTGAACGGGTCGGCGTTGGCTGCGTCCCTGACGACCTTGGCCCTGCGGCGGTAGCTCGAGGACTGGTGCAGTGCGCTCACACGCCACCCCCGACAACGGCAACGCCCGCCGGTGCTGCTGCACACGACGGGCGACTTACACCGAGACTACAGGTTCTTGGTTTCATTGTCCAACATTCCTGCAGGTCAGCGGCCAGGTTTCATCGAGCATCGACGACGTCCCGAACCGCCAGCCCCTCACCGATGCGCCAGCGCCGCTCCCGCTGGTAGCACGCCGAGCACAGCCCAGCCTTCGCCGGGATCTCCTCGCAGGTCGGGTCGCCCCAGTCCATGCCGCCATCCCGGCCGGGCAGCGAATCGCGACACCGTGACACAGCGATCGGTGCACGTAGGCCGATGGCCCGGTCGATCATGTGCGCCAGTGCGCCGATCATCTCGATGACCGCTTGGGCGTCCTCACGCAACGTGTCGAGTTCCGTGGAGAAGTGCACCCGGCTGGCGGCGACCCGTTCGACGGCGGTGAGCGCCTCGATGTCGCTCCCCGCTCCACGGGTGATACCGGCGCCGCTGGTGTGGTCGGGCATGCCGTCGAGCACCAGCAGCTCGCGAGCGAGGTGGCCGAGCGCCGACGGGTACGACGACGCCAGGCGGTCGAGCAGGGTGGCGGCTGAAGCAAGTTGGACATCGATACGGGTGCGGGTCATGGGTTGGCCTTTCATCAGAAGTCATCCATCGAGGGAATGGTCTTGCCGGGGCTCACGCTGGGGCGCGCCCCCTCTAGAGAGGG